TCTCAGAAACCAACAATATTGTTCTTTTTCACAATCAGCCGGTTTGGTCTTACGACTTCTAACACCCGAAACGTATTTTTCTACAATCTCAAATACTTGTGGTAATTTATCCCTAACCATAGATCGTGTAATCTTATATCCTTCAACTGCGCTCGAATCGGACTTTTTACCATGGTGTTCCGCGAGATATACTATGTCATTGACATACGGATTTAAACTATTAGATACCCGAGAACAATCTAACTGTTTAAATTTTCCACTCTGAGCTGGTTTGATATACCCGTTCCATAGATTCAGAATGAATGGTATCAACAGGATTATAATAATTGTAATCACTAATCTCATATAATATACAACTAAAATCTTTTGACGTCAAGTATAAGTACAACTCGTTTACCATACCCAGTCTTCTTGACTTCATGATATCTTGCATGATCAAATAGGAAATAGTCACCTTCACTGTGAACGTGTGGACCCGACTCCGTATACAAGGTGCAGTCACCGTCACCTATTATTGTGATATGGTATCGCAGTAAATGATTGGTTTCAGCCCGATGCGGTGATATATTCATTGGACCTTCCATAACAGCGAACGAAGCCGTTTCTTCATCAATACTTGGGATTTGTCGAACAATACTTTTTAGTTTAGGGAAATTATCAAACTTATAACGGTAATAGTTATCATTCTTTTCGAACCACGGATCTATATCATGATACATTGTTTTCTTGAGAGTTTTAGAAACTTCTTCGAATTCTTTACGTATCTGTGAATAATGCATTTTAATCAAATGAAGTCCTTTAAAGTTCCAGGTGGAATATCGTGGTGAATACAACAATAAGTCTATAATAGTGTTTTTCATTCCAATAAATGGACGTTTCCAATTATTGAAATACAACTTATCTATCGGTAATTTCATAAAATCGTGGCAAACCAACCAAAATGGAATTACAGACATGTACCACATTATTTTCTCAATAGATAATAAATGCCAGGTTATACCCCAAAAACTTCAACTTACGCACCCGCCCCCACTACCGAGACTAAGGAAATGAAGGATCGTTTCTCTATGCCCGCTGTACCCCAGCTCACCGTCGTTCAGATGATCCTCGCTGCGGTTATCATCGCGTATGCGTACACTGCCCGCAAGGTTAATGGTGTCATTGTCGCGACTCTCGCCCTCACCATCGGTCTGCTCCACATGTACGACCACCTCTACCGAGTTCAGCGTGGCCCCGAAAATCTGTTCTTCCTCCCCAGTGAAGGTAAGACCGAGCACTACTGTGCGACCGGTGCCTGTGGGTGCGGTAAGTAAATATATTGGTAGATAATAAGTATGCGCGTCAGAGTTGTTCGTAGCCCTAACCCTAAAAAGAAGTTCAGGGCGATACTAGAAAGTGGGGTGACAGTTGATTTTGGTGCAAGAGGATATTCTGACTACACCAAACACAAAACACCTTCACGTATGCGGTCTTATGTAATACGCCATGGGGGTCACGTACTTCGACAGACTAGAGAAGAGAAGGATCCAAAAAAAATCCATAATATGATGTTAAATGTCGATCGGAGTGATAAAGAGGATTGGAAAATAAGCGGTATCAACGGGGCCGGTTTCTGGTCACGTTGGTATCTCTGGAGTTTTCCTACTGTAAAAGATGTTAAATCATTTATGAAGAAACGGTTCAAGATAAATCTCGTTTGAGAGAATCCAATTTTTTAAAAAATATAATCATCGTCTCAAGGCGTTCGTAAAGTTCTTTACCTAGATATTGCTCTACGAATTCTTCTGTCATTTCATTGTCATTTCTTCGCATACTGATTGCATACTTTGATATAACCTCATATGCGTCATCCATGTTAGTTCCGTCCCATCCCTCTAAAACTCTCTTGACGTCATTTAATCGCATTATTTAATAACAACCAATTTTTTTAAGCGTTGTTAGGCATTTGCTCGCGAGCCTTGTTAATCGCATTGGTCGCCAACTTAAGGGCGAGCTCACGAAGCTTCTTGGCACCATTGTTCAAGTTGTTCGCGGGCTTGTTGTTACCGTTGTTGTTGGCAGGCTTCGCGTTGTTGCCGTTGTTGTTGGGCTTCTTGTTACCGTTGTTGTTCGCGGGCTTGTTGTTACCGTTGTTGTTCGCGGGCTTGTTGTTACCGTTGTTGGCAGGCTTGTTGTTACCGTTGTTGTTCGCGGGCTTGTTGTTACCGTTGTTGGGCTTCGCGTTGTTACCGTTGTTGGGCTTCGCGTTGTTACCGTTGTTGGCAGGCTTGTTGTTGCCGTTGTTGTTGGCGGGCTTCGCGTTGTTACCGTTGTTGTTGGCAGGCTTCGCGTTGTTACCGTTGTTGGGCTTCGCGTTGTTACCATTGTTGGGCTTCGCGTTGTTACCATTGTTGGGCTTCGCGTTGTTACCGTTGTTGGGCTTCGCGTTGTTACCGTTGTTGGGCTTCGCGTTGTTGTTGGGCTTCGCGTTGTTGTTGGGCTTCGCATTGTTGTTGGGCTTCGCGTTGTTATTGGGCTTCGCGTTGTTATTCTTGGACTGGGAATTATCCATGATCGTATTATACTAATTAGTAATATTATTTTTTTAATGCCCTCTTTTTCAGGGTATTTTTCAATTCGGCCATAAGTTTAGCGCGATTAGAATTTACGACCGGGTTCCTGGGGGCAGCTCTAGGTGGAGGTGGGGGTGGAGGAATCCTGGGTGTTCCCTGATTACCGGGAACAATTATAGTTTTACACACCCGAATAATCTGCTGAGCGTTCTTAACACTGTTTTCGAAATTTAATCTAACTCTCGCACGAAGTTCCTTGGATGTAAGCCTTACACGTTTACCGCGAACATCTTTAGTAACGCGCATTCCCAAATTCTTAGCCTTTTCTTTTAGGTCTTTATATTGCATATACTATAGATCATCATTTTTTAAAAAAAATAAAATACTCTTCACTCCCTTGATCGTGTAGATTCGTAATACCATTTGAGGGATTGATGTCCGCTCTGATAAACCCGGCCTGTTTTCCGTGGTGAACCATCTGTGAAGGTGTGAGTAGGAACAATCTATGACCGTTAGTCATAAGACCCGGTGTTTTCCTATCTACTTTCATTCCGATCGGTACATTATCCCCAACCTTTTTACTGACATCCCAGTCTCTTGGCCATCCATTTCCTTCCGTTTTATAAAACGTTTCGTTGTATCGCACCCAATTAGAAAACATGGATTTAGACCACCATGAACTGTATACAAGTCCTGGATAAAGAACGTTACAATGTCCTTTACGATCCGGTTTCACGGGTAAGGAATTGGTAGATGCCGTTTCATCACACCCATCTTCAAGTCTGCGTGGATCTATACCATGAAACACATAAACTCCACCCGGTTTGAGCCATTTGTATATATTCTTAAAAACAGTATCTACGTCATCTGTATACTGAGACGCATCATACATGCATGATATCAAGTCAAAACTATTTTTCTCCCATATATTACTATTTAGATAACTCCCGTGAGTGATTTCAACGTCGGGATGTTTTTCCCGAGCTTTAGAAATTTGATACAATGACAAATCCATTCCTTTTACATTGGATGAAGGCCATTTATCTTTCCATAATTTAAGATGGTTCCCCGTGCCACACCCAAGGTCTAATACATGAGTAGGAGTATGAATACCAATATTTTTAGAAATATATCGAACTTCATTTTTATATCTCGCCCTGTCATACCAAACAGTATCATACAATTTAGAATATTCTTCGTTATATGTATTTATAACACTTCGCCGGCGACAAGATTTACAATTTCTATGGGATCTTATAAAAACGATATAAAACCCTAAAAGTAAAACTATACATAATGTTATATTCATATATGGATTCTGATATAAATCAATAAATTATAAAATTATAAATAACCCGTATATAAAGATAGTAAACGCATTTTAGTTATGACGAATGATGTTACTGAACTGAAAATTATGATCAGTAAAGTGTTGCTTCCTAGGATACGTCAACTTGAAAAAGAGGTTGCTTCTCTCAGGAAACATACATGGCCTTGTGTACAAGCTCGTAAGGAACATCACGAACTTGATGATATGGAGACTAAGATTGATTTTTGTAAAAATCTGGATGATAACACGATCAGAGAGCTTTTACAAATCAAATCTAAACTGCGCTTAGGTTCAAATCTTCAGCATAGAGAATATGATATGATTAGGTCTCACAATTTGAATAATAATTTCTTATAATACATTAAATGGGACGAGCTCGCCGAGGCCGAACCAAATCGACTAAAATGGGGTCATTGACCGCGGCTGCATCGACTTCCCCAAGTTCTCTATGTAACATTGCGATTATCCTAATGTTAATGAACATGGGTCAACCTGGTGTACCTATGAGTATGATGATGAAAATGCTGGTCGCATGCTGTATATGTTCTTCGTGTTCGGGTCTATTCCGTTTTGTCCAATTACTTCTTCATGGAATACTCGGTATCAAAACATTTTAAAATCTCAGAGTATATTAATACACTCCAAAATGGGTGCCGCTATGTCGTCAGCGTGGTTTTTTATAAGCCCAATTCCAGATATATCTAACAAAGGTAAACCTAAACAGGTGTCATCATTTATCATGTTAGTCAGTTTCTTGTGTTCTCTCATGATGCTTCGTGCGGGGTACTTGTTTTATTCAATGCACCCTGGATTCCCGGTTCCATTCCCTCCGTCATTCTTTCCAGGTATGTTGCTACTATGTTGTTCTTCCTGTTGCTCGTCTCTTAAGCTTACAGGTCAGGCTAGGAAGGCTGTGTCACAAAAATAAGTCTTAAAAGAAATTATCAGTGCGATACATTTTTACCGCGAATGAACCAGTCTTACCTGTTACTGAGACTGTTTCATTTCCATATAATTCCTGACACCCTATATCTTCCATACAATCGCGTGCGTTGTGGCTTAATGGTATAGGGTATATTTGTTGCCCGGGTGTAGTTGTGTAATAATGGTATCTGTCCCGTCGTCCACGAACCTCTTTCCCATATAATGGCATGGTAACATCTCCAGCACCTGTGATGATACCCATTTGTTGCATCTGCCCGGGTTTGTATTTTTTTATTGGTGGTCCCCTGAATTCTGGTTCACGACGTACACTGACTGGACGAGGTGTAACCGGGAGTTGGGACGTTGTTGAAACTTTCACAACTTTAGGGTTACGCCACATGTAAATAACTGCAACCACAAGAACAATCAATATCGCGGATAGCATTTGTGTTTTTGTTTTGCTCTTCATTTACTATAGTGAAGGAAAATCTTTTACATTACGTGCTAAAAGATAAGGTTATAATGATTTCTCCCGTTCCTTGAGTTGATTATTCAATAGTATGAGGGAATTCTTTACTGCATCAATTGCTAGAAACACTTCATTTGTATTTCCCCTGTCTACGAATCCTTGAATATTGTTGATGTTATGTTCGACAGATTCCTTTTCTAAACGAGAATCTTCTATGAGTTTATTCCTAGAGTCTTCAAGTCTATCAATTTTTGTTTCAATCGAACTTTTATTTTCAAGGAATGACTTGGTTAATTTTTTAATAACACCTCGGTAAGTATCTTGTTGTTTAATGAGTTCAATACGAGGAATTTTAGATAGTCCTTCGTTAATATCTGTCTGAACGTTATGAATTTCCGTATCTACTCCAGTCCTTTCCGCTAGAAACTCTTCGTGCTTCATATTAAGATGCTCTTCAAGTTTGATTATTTCCTCTTCTAGTACAGACTCCATTATATCATATGAATACATTATTAAAAAATAATATATGCGCACAATAAATGCCAAGTGCTAAGCAAATTCAGGAAGCGCGTAAAAAGTTAAAGGTCACTCCCAGACCTAAAGGCAATGCTCCTAAAATACCTTCTGCAGCTCTTCTTCGTATTATCAACGCTGATCCCAAGATTAAACGTAATAGGGAATTTGTGAAACGTGTCAATGAACTAATTAAAAATAGTAAAAAATAATTACTTTATAAATTTACCATCCACCATTTTAAAAGTATCCTTGATGATATTATTGAAATGCCCGAGTCGGTATTGAACTATACCCCAAAGAACAAAAAATACAGTTTTTGTAAGATGATTGATATCATTCTCTTCCATCTTATAGATTGGTCCCACAACCCTACCCATGAAGGTCTTTTCCTTTTCCTGCCCGGTAAGCATCATCTCTGCCTGTGTTAAAGCACAAGTATCATCATTCACAGACCAGTGATAAAAAATGAATGGAATAAGAATTGAATAAAATTCTAAATTTCTACGATCATTTGTAAATGGAACCACTAACATTCCGATTAAAAAGATAACGTGGATCACGAAAATTATATTCATATCTATTATAACATGAGTGAAGAAATTAATATGGAAGTAATGTGGAACGAATATCACGAAAATGTTTTACGCCAGTGGGGTGAATCATCCGCGTGTTACAGGTTCATGCATCATAAAGCTTATTTAATGTTTAAACGTATGAGTTTGCGTTTTAATTTACCAGTTATTGTACTATCGACTATAACTGGAACTGCAAACTTCGCTCAGAGTACACTCCCAGAAAGTATAAGGGGTGGGGCACCAGCTGTTATAGGTGGTATGAACTTAATTGCAGGTTTAATTGCAACGATTATGCAATTCTTAAAAATAAATGAACTGATGGAAAATCATAGAACAGCTGCATTAGGGCACGGGATGCTTTCCCGTAATATTCGGTTACAATTAGCTCTTCCAAGTGGTGAGCGTAGTAAGGAGGGTCTGAAATTTGTAGAAGAATGTAAAAGTGTTTACGAGAGTCTTTTAGAACAATCGCCAGCAATCCCAAAACATATATTGATGGATTTCGAACAACAGTATCCCATCGAAGGTGCGTTTACAAAACCAGAAATTCTAAACGTGCGACCAATCCCGCCACTAAAACCTCCAAAAACGATTGAACCTATACGAGCTATCACACAAAATACACCGTTTGAGAAAATTGGTAAGTACATTTCCCCTACTACTGAGGAAGAGGAAGAAGAGGAAGTTGTGTATGAAGAGGAAGAAGAGATAGACGCCGAGCAAGGTACACTAAAATAATAAACATTACAATATTGGTAAGGATTGTGGATATAACATATGGTAAAATTTTCCTTCTTAAAGGTTCTACGATACGTTTATGTAGTGCGTCATTCTTGAGCACCAAATCTATCGCCTGATTAGTAAGATCATCAATGGACTCTTTCATTAAAGTACTCGACCAAAAAAAATATCCAGTTGTTGCGACAATACACACAAAAGAGATTGATCTAATTCGTAGATATATAAAACAAGGTAAGAATGTTTTCATATGTGGTCCTATTGGAGTAGGAAAAACATTCATTCTTGAGAAAGTTTTAGAAGGTGTAAACAATATAGAATTATTACCTCATCACTTAAAACGTGATTCCTTTTTTTTACCATTTATTAAACCATCGAGTAAATATGTGTTTATAGAGGATTATGATAGTGTCTTCAAACCTATAATAGAACAGGTGTCAGATGGAGTAAAGCTCACTCGTGCATCCCTTTTAGTCACGACAACGAATATGTGTATGTTTCCCAACTTTGAAACTGTATTTATCCCGAAACATAAACCCGAAGTCCTGATGACTTTAGTTGAAAAGGATGGGAATGATGTGTATGATGCAGCTGTGAGATCCCTTGGAAATATTCGTAATTTTTTCACGTATATGGAAGGATATGATGAAATAGACGATTTCAAAACACCTAAAGAGTTTATATCCGAATTTTTATCGGGTGAAGGACCAATCGAAATACTTGACAGTGTTGCTGAACACGGACATATGTGGGATATTTTTCAGGAAAATTACATAGACTCAAAGGGTGCAGATTTGGTCGGAGCATCAGAATCTTTCAGTGCCGCAGATTCCTATGACAATCATATTTATCAAAGTGGAAATTGGAATCTCATGCCCTATTTTGTTCTTCACGCTTTAACAATACCTAAGGCATGTCTCGGTGAACCACTCGATAAGGATAAGATAAGACCGGGCAGTTGTTGGACTAAATTAGGAAATTATAAAATGAGAAAACAGAAGTTCTATGAAATTCGTAGAAAATCTAGAATGGGGTTGGGTGTAGAAGAATTGTGCCTATTAAAGAAATATGCAGAAAAAGGAGACTTAGAACCACTACTAGACTATAAAATCACCCCACAAGATTTCGATGTTATCAATCATCTTGCTGTTGGAAATGGCTTAAAATCAAAGGACGTAACAAGAGTAAAGAAAGCATTGAAGAATGCCTACGACAGATGAAGATCTCGCTACGAAAGAAGAAGAACATGAATGCGTAAAAATCATCGGGAACGAGATTCTCTACTATGGTGATATCGACCGCGAAAACGCCCTTGTATTCGTCGAGAAGTTTAAGAAGCTCGAGATTGAAATGCTAAAGAAAAAGGCTGAACTCGTTGGGTATGAACCACAAATCCGGGTTCACGTGATGAGTGATGGTGGTGACGTCTTCTCGGGCCTGAATATGATGAATATTCTAGAGCGTTCGAGGGTAAAGGTCATCACAATCGCTCAGGGAGCTTGTTGTAGTGCTGCAACATTCGTGGTACTTGGTGGTTCAGAGCGTCGCATGGGTAAGAATGCATACTTTCTGATTCACCAGATGTCGACAGAGTTTTGGGGTAATTATCAAGAACTCAAAACTGAAATGAAGTCAACCGAAAAATTCATGAAAATGTTGAAAAAAATGTATATGTCTAAAACGTCTATCCCAGAAAAGAAGTTTAAGCGTCTGATGAAGAAGGACATTTACCTGTCACCGTCGAAATGTCTTAAATATAAGATCGTTTCTTCACTTGAGTAATCGTCGTGTGACGTTTGTATAAACCCAAAATACATAAAAATATAAAAATGGTACAAAAAGTATTTGCATTTAATGGTAAGAAGCTTCGTTCGGGAGGCCTAAGTCGTTCCATTCTACCATAATTCACAACAGGTATTTCTGGCATCTAATTAAGGTTGAGAAAATATTTACCCGTATAATGGAACGCCTTATCCGACAAGATAAGCATAACCGCGATCGTTACATCGATATCAAGGTTGAAGACTCGAAAGACGGATCCACAGACATCGTGAAGGTATCTGGTATTGTTGGGAGTGATAAGTTTACCGAGTCACGAACCAAAGTCAAAACTGGATACGATAAGGCTCTCAAACGAGCCCAAACGATGTGGAACAATGAGAAAGTGAAATGTACGCAAATTCTACCCATGTTGGCAAACAAGTGGGCGGAACGTGAAAAATATATATCGACTCCATTCTACGTTCAACCTAAACTGGACGGTATCCGTCTAATTGTTTCGAAAGATGGTTGCTTTTCTCGCACAGGTAAACCCGTTGACGGTTTCAAACACCTGTGTAAAGGTCTCCGCGACGGAGAGTACCTAGATGGTGAATGTTACGCACCTGATCGAACATTCGAGGATATTACAAGTATGTTCAAGACCAATCCGGATGCACTCGAATTCTATATTTTCGATTACTTTGATCTAAAGCGACCGGAACTCACTTTCGAACAACGTATGGACTGTGTAAGTGTTGAGACTATTTTGGTTCATGATAAGAATGAAGTGAAAAAGTACCACGACAGGTTTACATCTGAGGGGTATGAGGGAGTAATGATCCGTGATCGAGAAAGTACGTATGAAGTTGGTCAGAGAAGTAATTACCTTCTCAAGTATAAAACATTCCAAACGGAGGAATATGAAATTATCGGTGCGAAAACGGGACATGGACGGGATGCAAACGCTGTAGTATGGGTATGCAAAAATGCAGAAGGACATAATTTTAATGTTCGACCCGAAGGTACAATTTCTCAGCGCGAAGATCATTATGCGAATTACAAACAGTATCTGGGAAAGATGCTGACTGTGCGTTTCCAAAACCTTACCGCGATAAATGTACCGCGGTTTCCAGTGGGTGTGGTAATTAGGGACTATGAATAATATTTGTAATTATTAAATGAATAGAGTCGCAATTGATATCGATGAAGTCTTAGTAAAATTTCTCTTCCCCATGGCAAAGTATCACAACAAAGTTATCCGAAAACCAAGGTATAGCTATGTGTATCGTGACATATTTGATATAGATGAACCAGCCTCACAAAAAATGGTACACGAATTTTACCAATCTAAAGCTTTTACAGAGCTTACACCCATCCAAGGGTCTCAAAAAGCAATGTTTAATCTTAAAGAACGTTACAACAAAATGTACGTCCTCACTGGACGCCAAGATATGGCTCGAAGAGAAACCGAAAGATGGATAGATATGTACTTCCCAGGTGTATTCGATGATGTTATCCTCACAAATAGTTATACACCGAATGAAATACACAAGGCGGATATATGTCGCGCCCTTAGCATAGGTCTCCTGATTGATGACAATAAGGCTATATGTGATAGGTGTATTGAAAACGGTGTACGCGCTTTAAATTTCATCGGTGGTGAGGATGTTATTTACCCGTGGTGTGAAGAGAGTGACATAAGCATACAGGGGTGGGTGGATGTTCGTAGAAAAACTTAAAATGTCTTCGTAGAATAGATGTTCGCACTTCTCTGTAAACCAATCGCTGTTCCAACACCCAATGGAAATCCCGTCCTTCGTGCAAATGATTGTCGCATAGCGTATGTAAAACCATCTCAAACCCAAGAAGGTAAACTTGAGCTTGAGATACTTGAAGCACCTCCAGTGTATATAGGTTCGGATAAGGTGAGTGAAAATTTTTAAAAAAATGGGTTACTAATTTTAATGAGTGGTCCATCGGGGGTTTTCTTCATAAAAATCACTTCATCGCATTCACCACCCTTCATAGCCAGTTGGGGTTCTCC